CTGAGCTTGCGTGTTGTAGTACTCATCACGGGACTTGGCCATCTCCGACGACATCTTGCAAAGCATGAGGCCACCGATTTCGACGTTTCCTGTTTTGTCACTACCCACCAGCATCAGTTCTGGATGGTCAACGGCTTTCACCGGCACCCAGCCTTCGCGCATCTTACGAGACACGTTAGTTGGGTTCGCTTCGCCAAGCAAATGCGTCATGATCCAGCGATACACATAACCCGGCTCTGGAGTCGGATCAGGCAGCGCCGAAGGTGGCACATATACAGGACGAGCAGTCTTATCGCGGGACACGAGGTCACGGGGGGTACGAGGATCAGCCATTGTTTCTCTCCAATTTTGCAACTTCAGCAGCATATTGCTGCGGGGTTAGTCCATACTTCTTTGCCAGCGCAACTTGCGTCTGGGTAAGCTGGATTTTCTTTGCGCCCGAAGAACGAGCTGCGGGGGCAACAACCGAGGTTGGCCGTTTTGAAGACTCACTTGACTTACGATCTTCAGTTCCACCAAAAACTTCGGGGAACTTTGACTTCACGCGTGCGTCAATGCGCTCGAAATAATCATCACTACGCGGGTCAATCCCGTTATTGACTAGATTTTGGTGCAGCCCTAGTGCAAAGCTGGTAACTTCCTCAAACCCATCAGACCCGAACCACTGGTTTTTTGCCTGCCAGCGCAGCGTTTTTTCGTCAGGTTGCACCTGTTGGGGTGCTGGTTGTCTTGTTTGTACAACATCTTCTTCACGTTGTAAAGGGGCCGGGCGAAAGTTTTTTGTCGCCGCAATACTCATCTTGGCTTCAGTAAGTGCTTCCTGCGCCGCAATAATACCGTCAGTATCAAACGCTTCCTGCGCAATCTTGTAATCGCGGCGGGCTTTGTCCAATGCGGCTTCGGCGGCGCTTTCAGCCATCTTGTTGTACTGCTGCGTGCCGTTATCCACATACTGTTTGAGTTTTTGGTTCTCTTGCTGCATGTGTTGGGCAAGACGCTCAAGCTCCTGCTTTTCCCGCTGAAGGGCTTCTTTGGCTCGACGCTCGTCGTGACGGGCATGGGTCAGTTCCTTGATGCGGTCCTGAGCACCCTTGGTGTAGTTCTCAATCTCGGCATCAGTGGGGTCTACCACTTCCCGGTCTAAGGGCCTGCGGCCTTTGTCACGCTCAGGCGTGTCATCGACAATTTCAATTTCAATATCGCCGTCGTCCTGTTGCGAAACTACAACAGTTTCTTCCTGCTCATCAGGAAATTTAAATTCACCTGCCATTTACTGCTCCTTCAAGCGCGGGTTAAACCGCGAGGGTCTTGCACAACTGCTTCGATCATGTCGTCGTTTATGACTCGAAACTCTTTTCCGTAGATTTTGAATCGCGTACCGGAATACGTACGCACGAGCACAAAGTCACCTTCCTCACACCACGGACCGCTTGGGAACTTGGTGGTGTCTTTGTACGCGTCAGGTCCGACCTTCATGACGAACAACACGGTTGTGGCGTGTTCTTCTTGTTTCATGAACTGGCCAGCTTTGACAATCGAGGAATTCTCGAAAGTCTCAACAACGTCAGGCACCGCACACAGCAGTTTCCAACCTTTGGGGTCGGGAAGCTGTCGGGCCTTTTCTTCATCAGTCGCTTCTGGGGCTGGAGCCTCAGTCGGTTGGATGGCTTCGGGGAGGGCAAATACGCCCGGATCAAGACTTAGTTCACTCATCTGCTTTCTCCACTTTCATAGCAAGGTCGATTACATAGCGCTCTGCGATAGCCAGACCCTGAATGGTTCCGCAAAGTTTTTGGTATTCCTCAAATGAGCGACATGCTCCGCTGGCGGCGTCGTCAGCGTAGTTGTTCATGTCTTTGCGTATTTGTTCGCGCAACACGCGTGCGAAGTCTTGAATCATTTATTTAGCCGGACCTTTCCTTTGCTGGTTGTTCTGTGCCGCTTGTTGACGGCTCTTTGCGATGTCGATGCCCATGCGGACACCTTCTCGTTCTTGGTCGGATTGCAGCTTGGCCTCGGCCTGCTTGATCTGCGATCCAACGCGCAACCCATCGAGTTCCATCTTGCCCGCCAGTGCTTGTTGTTTAAGCTCCAACTCGTCCGAACGGGCGGCGGCGTCGATGGCCAGCTTCTTCTCTTTGAGTTCCACTTCTTTCAGTTTGATCTGTATGTCCTGCTGCTGGAGCTGGAGCACGGGGTCTTGGGCTTGCTGCTGCGCCTGCTGCTGGGCTTGCGATGCTTGGCTCTGCTGGAGAACCTGCTGCGCGGCTTGGGCCATCATGCCGGACAGGGCAATCTCGATCTCTGGCGGGAGCTTCTCGTCTTCCGGTGGCAGGGGCATACCGAGCTGCTGCTCGATCTTCTGGCGGTACGCAAAGCCAACGTGCTCGGCAATGTGGGCCATCATGGCCGCTTGGATCATCGGAGCCTTGGGGCTTTGGCCAACCAACTGCATGATGATCGGGTCTTGCATCGCGGACATGTGGACCTTGATGTGCGACTCGTGGTCTTGGTACATGAACGCCTTCATCGGCTCGTTCTTGAGCGCCTGCATGTTCTCGGTCACCGGGTCTTTCGGCTTCTGGTCGTCTGGCATCGGCACGAGCTTGTCGGCGTTCTTGATGCCCAGCACCTCCAGCATGTTGCGGTGCAACTGCGGCAAGTCGTAAATGTCCGGGGCCATCTGAGCCATCTGGATGACCGCTTGGTACTGCACCACGCGCTGGCTCATGGTTGCCGCGTTGGGGTCGCTCACGGGGATGATGTCCACGTAGCTGTAGTCCTCGGCCTTGGCCAGACGCCCGCCTTTTTCTGGCTCGTACTCGTAGGACATGTCCGTGTAGTCACGGATCAGACTGGCCAGCAGACGCAGCTCCTGCTTGAACGCGTAGTGCATACGCGCCTGCACAGCCGACATAACCTTGAGCTGACGCTCCAGCAGAGCCAGCGTGGTGCCCACTGGGGCATTGGCCGACATGTCCGACACCTTCATGTCCGCAGTAGCTGCGAAGCGACGGCCTTCTTCAACGATGGTGCCCAGCAACTGGAACAAGACCATTGACGGCTCTTTATATGGCAGTGGCAGGATGTTGTCCCGCAGTGCGCCGGAGCCGATGTCTACGTCACGGAACTCACCCGGTGCAATCGGAGTGTCATCACCCTTGATCCGAAGTCCTCGGGATTTGAGACCGCCGGGTAGATTCGATAGTGTCCCGGCGTCCACGAGCTGGCGCATGATGCTAGTTGCTGACTTGGCGAAACCCCCGATAAGGTGGAACAATCCAAAGCCATACGCACCGAAGCCGGGAATGTATTGGTAGTGTACGAAGTGCTGCCGCTTAAGGCAGAGATCGTCGTCTTCGCGCCAATTACGTCGAATGGACAGAACATCGTTGGTTCCTTTGATAAGGGTTACTACGTACGGCAACGCAATACCTGTTGGCTCGCCCTCGTCGTCCTTGTCTTCAAACCCCTTGAGGTCCAAGTCAACGTGGCACTCCAGCAGGATGTAGCGGTCGTCGTTCAGGTCGTTGAAGCCGGTCTCCTTGTCCTTGGCCTTCTCGATGTTGGTCTGCTCGCGGGTCGGGTCACCCAACTCGATGTCGCGGTAGAAGCCCGCTTGCTGGAGCTTGATGATCTCGTTCTTGGTCTTGCGCATGACGTGCGTCAGGCGGTAGCAGGTGTCCAAGTCAGTCGTGCCGTACGGCAGGATGATGTCCTCGGCGGGCACAAACATCGACACCTGACGACCTAGGTTCGGGTCGTAGTACACCTTTTTGAAGGCGGAGCCGGTAGCTGGCAGTGACCACAACATGCGTTCGTGCTCTGGGCGGAACTCGCGCATCACGTCTGTCAGCTCGTGGTTCATGTCGGTCTCGACACGGCGGGCCGCTTCTTGCTTCTTGGGGGTCTCTTTGCCAATGATCTTGGTGCGGACCGGCCCCTGTGCAGGGAAAGTCTCGGTGATCGACTCGGACTGGAACCGAACAACCGCTTCGGTAATCATGGGGTGGAACACGCCTGACGCCCCGTTCCAAGGCTCAGTGCGCTCTTCGACCTGCAAGCCCAGCAATTTCAGACCTTCGGTGTAGGCTTTCTCCCACTCCTTGCGTGAGCCTTTGTCGTTTTCGATGTCACCGGCCAAGTCACCAGCCATGGATTCAATGGCGCTGTCGTCCATTTCTTCGGCCAGATTCAAGTCAAACTTGCTCTCCGCCTCAACTTCGGCTAGCTCGATCTCAAAGCCGGGGCCACGAATACTGACTTCTTCGGGGTCAACGATCTCGATCTCGATGCCCTGTTCCTCCCCGCCCAATGCGTCGATGCCCTGCGGCTGTTGGTAAAGAGCTTTGTCGATATTCGTTGCCATGGTGTTCCTTAATAGTAGGCGGCTGTGCGCCCACGGTAAATCTTGTCGTCTTTCTCGTCCGTATCCAACGAGATGAACCCACCCTGCCTAAAACGCAGCAGCGCCTGACTGGTTGTGTCCACATAGTCGTCATTCTCGCCTACCGGGAACGCAGCCACCTCTTCGATGACTTCCCGTGCCCAGCGGGTATCCGGTGCCCAGATGATGCCGGACGTGAACAAGTCCGCAATCGCGTTAACGCGCACCATCTTATCGTTTCCCCGGCTCGGCGTAAACTCCTGCACGGGTATGCCCATTGCCCGCAGTTCTTGGATCAGCGGCCCGCCCGCAGCCTTCTTCTCCACGATGAACGCGTCTGGCTCCCACTCTTTCCAGTGCTTGAACGCAATGGCTTTTAGCTCCGGGAACGCCATCCGGTCCTTGAACGCGTCCAGCAAGATGACCTGCGGGGCGTTGTTTTCTTCCTCGTTGTAGAACACACCCCAAGTCGTGCAGGCCGAATAGTCGGATGTGCTCTTGGTCTCGTGGGCCGTGTCCCAGCTCTGGATGATGTACTCACAGGTCGGCGGATCGTCGTTCTCCCAGATGCGCCAGCTCTTCCTGCTGATGATGGCAGACGTGTCCGAGGTG